TGGATTCAGCTAAAAGGCCGCCTTCTTTCCGTGGGCAAAAGCCCGCTTGGATATATTTACTTGGAGCTGCAGGGGGACCAATACGGGTTTGCCCGTATTCACGCCAGATTGTTTTCTGTTCAGATCACAAAGGTTTATAAAAAAACAAAAGAGTTCGATGTAACCGACGTAAAAAATACAGTTATGGGTCTTGGTAAAGGGCAGCAAATAACTATCGAAGGAAAGGGAATCGGTTCTCGCATGGGCATGCCCCGCTTGACGGACTGCCTTCTTCCGGAGTTGGTAACAGCCGTCGAATAATTCATGCCAGCCAAGTCTAGAAATTAGAGCAATCCATCCCGCCAGCCTTTTCTTGACTCCCTTTTTTATAACCTCGGTTACAATACGATCCAACCCCGCCTAACTACTATCAGGCCGTCCCCAATAATCAGGGGGCGGCCTTTTTCCCTCCGCTTTGAATAGGCCGCCCCCGCAAACCAACGGGAGGCTCCGTGCAATTGCCCCGCATGTTCAAAACCGCGCTGCTGGCCGCCGCTCTGGTAGTGGCCGTGGCGCTCATTTCCCCCCAGCAGATAGGCGTTATTATCTACAAAATAACTCTGGTGACCTTGGCCGGTGTGGCCGGGTACGCCCTGGACCGCGCCCTGTTTCCGTATGCCCGGCCGCACAAATACGAGGTTGAATACCCCGCAGACGGTCCCGGCGATGAGCACGGTATTCCCCCGTCCGGCTGGGTGCCGTTTCTCGTAACGCAGACACGTCGCGCGCTCATCGTTGCAGCCGCCATGTTGGCTACCGGGCTGGGGTTGTAACCATGGAGTGGCTTGTATTGTTGCGGTGTTTCGGCGAGGGCCTCGCCCATGGCATGGGCTTCATGTTCGCTGTACTGCTCTCGCCGTGTTTCTCAGAATCTCCGGTACGTTTGGGGGAGATTGATATGCGTATTTCCCCCTGTCGTTTCGCCTTGGGTTTGGCCTCGTGGGCTGTGGTCATTTTCTTTTTGATGGCCGCGATCCTATACACCTTGGCCGAATCGGCCCATGCCCAGAGCATCCCGTCCCGAGCCTACCAGTATCGTTCAACGCTCATCCGCTGCGCGCGCGCAGAATGGGGCCTGAACGCCCCGGTGGCTACGTTTGCCGCGCAGCTGCATCAGGAAAGCCTGTGGCTCGCCAATGCGAAAAGCCCGGCAGGCGCACAGGGGCTGGCCCAATTTATGCCCGCCACTGCTCACTGGCTGCCTGAAGTCGCGCCACAGGTAGGCAATCCTTCCCCGTTCAATCCCGGCTGGGCGTTGCGCGCCCTGGTCGCCTACGACCTGTGGCTGTGGCAGCGGATCGAATCCGCCACGCCCTGCGAGCATATGGCCATGACCCTGTCCGCCTACAACGGCGGGCTGGGCTGGCTTCGTAAAGACAAAAAGAAAGCACAAAGGATCGGATTGGACCCGGCCCGCTGGTGGAACCAGGTGGAAGCGGTCAACGCGGGCCGGGCCGCTTGGGCCATCCGGGAAAACCGGGAATACCCGCGCCGCATCCTGCTGGTGCTCGAACCCATGTATGCCGCCGCCGGATGGGGCAAAGGAGTCTGCAATTGATTTCGTCCATCGTCGCAACCCTGACCGGATCAGTATGGCGCAAGGCCGCGTTCGGCCTCGGCGCTGTCATCGTGCTGGGCCTGTTGTTGGCCGTGGCCACATGGCGCGGCTACCGCGCCGGATACGAGGCGGCCGATACCACCCGCCGGGCCGAGGTGGCCGAACTGCAAAATGCCCATGCCCAAGCCCTGGCCGATGCCGAGGCCCAAGCACGCCACCGGCTGGAGGCAGCTTTGGTCCGCGCCCACCAGTTAGAAGGCCGCTACATGGCCGCGCGTAAAACCATCAAACGTCAGGCTCAAAAGCTGACCAACCAAAGGATAACCCATGCGAGCAACACTGCTGACGGCGCTTGCCGTTTTGGTCCTGAGTGGGTGCGCCTCTACAACGAGGCCATTGGAGCCGGTGCCGGTAACCGTGGTGACGCCGTGTCCGCCGCCGCCCCCGGCCCTGCTGGAAACGCCACCGCCGCCCCCGGCCCTGAAACCGGGGTATTTCAAGGAGGCGAGGCCGTGACCCCGGCAGACATCCTTGCCCATATTCGGGATTACGGCCGCAGGAACAAGGAAATGGAAGCGCAGCTCAACGCGCTGATCGAATTTGAAAACAGGGAGGCCGCGCCGTGACCGATGCTTTGGGAACGCTCGCCGATTGGAGCCGCATAGGCTCGGTGGTACTGGTGCTGGCCCAGGGCGTGCTGGTCTGGATTTTGTGGAGCCTGCGCAAGCAGTTCGTCAGCCGCGATCATTGCGACAAGCAATGCCAAAAGGCCGATAACGCCCGCACCAGCCTGGAGCGGGAGCAGGCCCGTCTGGAACAGGCTCAGGCCAATGCTCCCAGCGGCCGGGAAATGACCACCATCAAGGACCAACTAGCGGAGCTGTCCGGCGAAATGAAAGCCATTGGTGCCACAACGACCGCCCAGGCCAAGGCCATGGAGCGCGTCACGCATCAATTGGACCTGTTGCTGGAAAACGAACTCAACGGAGGCAGATGATGAGCTTTGCGGATTTGTTGGCGGAGGACCGCCGCCTGACCCTGTTGCGCCTGCTGGATCAGGCCCCCGCCAGCCAGGCCAATACCTACGTGTTGACCAGCGGGCTGCGGGACCTGGGCCATAATTGTCCTCAGGATCAGGTGGAAACGGACGCCGCATGGCTGGCTGAACAGGGTTTGGTCACGGTTGTGGAGCAACCCGACGTGCGCGTGGCCGCGCTCACCGCACGCGGGGCCGATGTGGCCGCAGGCCGCGCCCGTTGCCCCGGCGTCAAACGCCCTGTGCCCGGAGTGTAGCCATGCCCCGGCAATCCACCATAAAGCGCCTGCCCCCGGCCATTCGGGACAAGATAGGCGCGTTGCTGGACCACGGCCGAACCCTGAACGAGATTCTGGAACATCTGGCCGCTCTGGACGTGCACGTATCCCGCTCGGCCCTGGGCCGCTACAAGCAGCATATCGACAAGGTCAGCGAGCGCATACGCCGCAGCCGCGAGATTGCCGAGGCCATTGTCCGCAATCAGGGCGAAGCCCCGGAATCCAAAACCGCCCGGCTCAACATCGAGCTGCTGCACGGCGTGATGCTGGACATGCTCTCGCAACTGCCGGACCTGACGGAAACGGGCGACCTCAAGGACGGCAACGGCGAAGACAAAAGCGGCGATGCCCAATCCGTCCTGCTGACCCTTTCGCCGCGCGGAGCCATGGAAATGGCCAAGGCCATGGACCATCTTGCCCGGGCCAGCAAGCAGGATGCCGACCTGATATCCAAATTGCGCGAGGAGGCAAGGGCCGAGGCAGCCGAGGCCGTGGACAAGGTTGCCAGAAAGGAAGGCCTGTCCGACGAAGGCAGGGCCGCCATCCGCAGGGAACTTGGGTTTGAGGGTTAGTGCGTATGGGCAATGCCAAGATCATACCGGCCAACCCGGATGCCATTTTTCTGCCGTTTCAAACCGCATGGGTTGCAGACAACAGCCGCCTCAAGCTCTGGCAAAAATCCCGACAGATCGGCGCGTCATGGACGGCGGCCTACGGGGCGGATGAGAGAACCGGGGCGCAGTCCGCTCGGTTGGACCAGTGGGTCAGCTCCCGCGATTCCATCCAGTCCAAGCTGTTTCTGGAGGATTGCGTGTTTTGGGCGCGCATTCTTGATATTGCGGCTCAGGACATGGGCGAGGTCGTCATTGATACGGACAAGGGCATATCCGCATACGTCCTCAAGTTTGCCAATGGCCGCCGCATTCACTCCATGTCCTCCAACCCGGATGCCCAGGCCGGTAAGCGCGGCCCGCGTCTTCTCGACGAGTTCGCACTGCATCCCGACCCGCGCAAGCTGTGGTCCATCGCCTATCCCGGCCTGACCTGGGGCGGCAATATGGAGATCATTTCCACCCACCGCGGCAGCAACAATTTTTTCAACCAGCTGGTGCGCGAGGTAAAGGAGGCCGACAACCCTAAAGGGATCAGCTTGCACACCACCACTCTGGAAGACGCCCTCAATCAGGGCTTTTTGTATAAGCTCCAACAGGCGTTGCCCGCCAATGATGAACGCCAAGACATGGACGAAGCCCGGTATTTCGACTTCACCAAGGCCGGTTGCGCAGATGAAGAATCCTTCCTTCAGGAGTACATGTGCCAGCCCGCCGACGATGATGCCGCGTTCCTGGAATATGACCTGATTGCATCCTGCGAATATGGCCGGGATGTGGACTGGAGCATCATGGAACAAGGGCGGCTCTATTCCGGCGTGGACATCGGACGCAAGAAAGACCTGACCGTGCTCTGGGTTGTGGAGCGGCTGGGTGACGTGGTTTACACCCGGCATCTGGAATGCCTCCAGAACATGAAGAAGAGCGCCCAAGAGGACATCCTTTATCCCTGGTTTGAGAAGTCGGACCGGGTGTGCATTGACGAAACAGGCCTCGGCATCGGTTGGGTGGATGATGCCAAGGATCGCTTTGGCGAGCACAAGGTGGAAGGCGTCAACTTCACCCAGCAGACCAAAGAGGCACTGGCCTACCCGGTGCGCGGAGCCTTTGAGGACAAGAAGCTCAGGATTCCATACGACCCCGTAATTAGAGCGGACCTTCGCTCCGTGACCAAACAAACCACCGCAGCCGGGAACATCCGTTTCACGGCAGAGCGCACCCCGGACGGTCACGCCGACCGTTTTTGGGCCTTGGCGCTAGCCCTGCATGCGGCGGGTGCCACCAAGAATACCTTGAGAACATGGGAGGCTTTGGCCGATGGCTAGACGCAAGGATTACAAACCTGGCGGAAAGAAATTCGTAAACACCAAGGACGGTTTCGACAACTTCGTGGCCAAGCTGGGCCTGAACAGGGACAACCCGCTGGCCGCCAGCACCTATTCGCCGGGGGAAAAACTCTCCGCCCACCGCCCGCGTCTGGACTCCATGTATCGCACCTCGTGGATCGTGGGCCGCATGGTGGACGTTGTGGCCGAGGACATGGTGCGCGGCGGCATAGACATCCAATCCGAATTGCCGCCCGGCCGGATAGATGAGCTGCTGCGCTATCTGAGCCGCATGGGCGTCCACGCGCGCATATCCGATACCGTGAAATGGTCGCGCCTGTACGGCGGAGCCGTGGCTGCCATCCTCATCGACGGCGCGGACGCATCCACGCCCCTGCGCCTGAAAGACATCGCCCAGGACAGTTTCAAGGGGTTGCACGTGTTGGACCGGCATCAGATTACGCCGTCCACCGAGGTGGTCAAAGACCTCGGCCCCATGCTGGGCTACCCGGAATATTATGCGGTCAACGATTCGGGCGGGTTGTCCAATCTGCGTTTTCACCATTCCCGCGTTATCCGTTTCACGGGCGTGGAATTGCCATACCATGAGCGCGTGGCCGAGCAGCACTGGGGCGCGTCATGCGTGGAACGCGCCTTTGACCGCATCCTCGCCCTGGACAGCTCCACCCACGGCAGCGCCAACATGATGCTGCGCTCCTACCTGCGCACCATCGGCGTGGACGGCCTGCGCGAAATTCTGGCCGCCGGGGGCAAGGCGGAAAAAGCGCTGAACAAAATGTTCGACATGATCCGGCTCATGCAGACCAACGAGGGCCTGACCCTGCTGGACGCCAAGGACACGTTTCAGACCCATAACTGGAGTTTTGCCGGGGTATATGACGCGCTGCAGGCATTCTCCGAGCAGATAGCCGGGGCAACAGGCATACCGCTGGTGCGATTGCTCGGCCAAAGCCCCAAAGGCTTCAGCACGGGCGAATCCGACCTGCGCACCTATTACGACACCATTGCCACGGCTCAGGATGACGATCTGCGCCCGGCCTATGAGAAGCTGCTGCCGGTCTGTTCCATGAGCCTGTGGGGCGAGCCCCTGCCGGATTCCACGCAATTCAAATTCAACGACCTGTGGCAGCCCACGGAAATGGACAAGAGCACCATTGCCACCAACGATGCCCAATCCGTGGCCGGGCTGTATACGGCAGGTCTCATCGACGAGGCCGAGGCCAAGGCCGAACTGCGCAACTCCGGCCGCCTGACCGGGCGGTTCGATCATATCACGGATGAATCCATTGAACGGGCCAGGGAGGCCGAAGCCCCGGCCCCAAACATTGAACCGCATGAGGACCATTCATGAGCTGGACCCGTGCCTGGTCTTGGCAGGATGTGAAAAAGACCCGCGCAGCGGCCCATGCGTGGAAGCCCAACAAGGCGGCCGAGCGGCGGTACGCCAAACAGCTGAAAAGCGTGGGCAAGGAGGTTTCCGCACTGCTGGAAAAAGGTGGCGACCCCGTACAGGTGAAGCGTAAGCTGGAGGCATATTCGTCCGCGCTGGAGCCGTGGGCCGAGCAGGCCGCCGCCAACATGGTGCGCAGCTGCAAGCGCAAGAACGAACAGACATGGCGTTCGGCCGCCGACCAATGGGGCATAGACATCAAGGGCCTGTTGGGCGTGGATATTGAAAATGCCGTGCGCGAACGCATCGAAACCAACATCCAGCTGATCAAATCCATACCGGCACAGGCCGCGCACGAAGTCGGCGCGATGGCCCAGGAAGCGCTGGCCACGGGTCTGCGTGCCGACCAGTTGGCCGAGAAGATAGCCGCCCGGGGCAATGTGGCCATGAGCCGGGCCAAAACAATAGCCCGCACCGAAATCAGCAAAACCGGAACCGCGCTCACCCGCGCCCGCGCCCAGGGCGTCGGCAGCGAAGGCTATATCTGGCGCACGGCCAGAGACGGCGGCACCCGGCCCAGCCACGCGGCCATGGAAGGCCGCTTCGTGCGTTGGGACCAACCGCCCACGCTGGACGGCATGACCGGCCACGCCGGTGAATTTCCGAATGACCGCTGCTACCCGGAGCCGGTGGTGCACGATACGGCAGGCGCGGAAGTGGCCGCGCCGATCCCCACCATGCGGGAAGAAAAGCAGAGCGGAGAGCACAAGCTGCGCAGCCTGTGGGAGCGCACGGGCTACAACCCGGTGACCCCGCATACCGAGGGCCGCCCGCTGCACAACGTGGACCGCGCCGGATTCGTGCTGGACAAATTGACCAAATATTCCATGGACCCGGACAGCCCGCGCGGAAAACACAAGGCCAAGGTGTGGCAGGCCGCCCTCGGCATGGACAAGAGCCACGCCGAAGACGTGCAGCAACAGATCATGGAACGGCTGCCCGGCCTCCCGGCGCTCAAGGATTCCGCGGACGAGCATGGCGAGCGATTCAGCGTGCTGGTGCCGATCACCGGCCCCAACGGCCGTACCGTTGACGTTACCACCGCCTGGATATACAAGAGAACAAACGGCAGCGTGTCCACCAAGCCCCGCTTGGTCACCTGCTTTGTAGGAAAATGACCATGGCACAGTTCAAACAGTTCGATACCATCCGCCTGCTGGAGGCGCAGGAAGGCCCCGGCCATTACAGCCAGGGCGTGGTTCATGCCGTGCCTGTCGGGGCGGAAGGCACCATTCTGGAAGTGTTCGACCACGGCGCGAGCCTTGAGGTCGAATTCACCGTCAGCGAACCCGAGTTTGATGGCGATACAGTTCTGCACGCCGGAACATTCCATATCATCACCCTCAAGCCGGACCAGATAGCTCCCGCCTGAAAACGCCCGTAGAGGCGTTTTTTTGTTTGGGGCAACCCCATGCAAGACTCGCCCCCGCAAAAAACGCGCACGCCCGTTCATGAATCGTTTTGAACGGGGTTCCCGGTGACCATCGGCCCGTCCTGACGCCGCCCGCCCCGATGCGGAGCGGCGATTCTTTTTTATAACCCGCGTTACAAGACCAGATCATCCCCTTGGGCCAGTATCGGCCCATGCGCTTTTACACCCAACATCAGATTTCGGAGCACATTGCCGAAACCCGCGAGGGCTTTTTGGTGTGCGCGGCCGTGCCCATCGCCCGCACGGGCTTCATGGAATACGCTCCCAACGAGGTGCCTACCGTGGCAGCCGCCAAAAACAAGCCATTGGTCCGTGTTGAACGAATCGACGGCGAAGTTTTTGCGGACATTGCCATAACCTCGTTCGAGGGCAAGCCCGTCACCATCAACCACCCTGCGGAAGACGTGACCCCCGCAAACTGGAAAGGGCTGGCCGTCGGCCATGCCCAAAACATCCGGCGCGGGGCGGGAGAGGCAAGCGACCTGCTGTTGGCCGACCTGGTGATCACAGACGCCGAGGCCATCAAATTGATTCGCGGGGGCCTGCGGGAGATTTCCTGCGGGTATGACGCGGATTACGAGCAACTCGCTCCGGGACACGGGCGTCAGCGCAACATACGCGGCAATCACATTGCCTTGGTTCACCGGGGCCGTTGCGGCTCCCGGTGCCGTATCAACGATGAAAGCGAGGACACCATGAAAGACAAGAAGAAGTTTCTCGACGGCCTCTTTGATTGGTTCAAATCGCCGGAAGGCCAGAAGACTCTGGACTCTCTGGACGAGGAACCGCCCGCCGATTCCGAAACGGAAAAGGCCGCCGATGCCCCGGAAGACGATCTTGCCGCCCTGACCGCCAGAGTCAACGAGCTGGAGATTCAGGTGCGCAACCTCGGCAAGCAGGCGGACACCGAAGACGATGCCGACGACGGCCAGCCCGCCGAACCGGATGTACCGAACGAGGAAAAGAAAAAGAGCACCGCGGACGCGGCCCTGACCCGCACCGTGGACGCCGATACCACGGCCCGCGCGCGGGTGCTGATGCCCGGCATGACCGTGCACGATTCCGACCAGCAGTGCGCCGTGCAGCGTGCGGCCCTGCGGCACGCGTCTTCCCGCGATTCCAACATCAACGCCGTGGTGGCCAGCGCCCTGAGCGGGGCCACGCTGGACAGCTGCGATTGCGTAACCCTCGACGCCGCCTTTTTGGCCGCTTCTGAGGTTGCCAGGATCAGGAACAACACGGCCACTGCCGACGGCCTCACCAAGGTATCGGTCAAGGATTTCGGCA